AAAAAACTAAAAAAATGGTACCAGCAGTAGCAGCAGCAGCAATATCTGGCGGAACTCAATTAGGAAGTAATTTATTAAATAATTACTTTATAAATAGGTTAAACAAAAGACAACAAGCATTCAATTTACAAATGTATGACAGACAAAGAGCAGACGCTTTAGCGGATTGGAATATGCAAAACTTATATAACAGTCCTAGTCAACAAATGCAAAGATTTAAAGAAGCAGGTTTAAATCCAAATCTAATATATGGACAGATGACCAATAGTCCAGTAATTAGAAGTACAGATATGAAAACTCCCGATTTCGTAGCACCTAAAATAGATACTAATATAGCATCTAACGCTTTAATGAATTATTACAACATTAAAGGAACGGAAGCACAAATTAAACAACAAGAAGCTTCTACACAATTAATACAAGAACAAGCTAGAGGAAAAAAGCTTGAAAATGAGAATTTAATTGACCAAAGTCCTTATTTATTAGAAGAAAAGCAACAAACAAGTTTTCTAAGAGGAAAACAAGTACAAAGTCTTATTCAAGATATAGACAATAAACAACAACTTAATCCGTTATTAAGAGACAAGTTAAAGCAAGACATACAAAGTATGGCGCAGACACGTATGTGGCAAAATTTAACAACACCACAACAAATAGCTTTAACAAAAGCTACAGAAGCATTAGTAAATGCAAAAATAGAAGGACAAAATTTAGAAAATACATTCAAAAAGTATCAAAATAATTTACAAACCAATATGGGTATAAATTCCAATTTATTTGGAGATTTAATTAAAATTGGTGTAGGTTCACTATTAAATAAATAAAAAAGCTAAATTATGGAAATCAAAATCTACTGCATCTTTTACAATGGGTATCCAATCATTAAAAATCAAACATTAGAAAATGCCCTTAAGTTATTAGAAAGAAGTGAGAAATTCAGAATTGGTATTCAAATTAAAAACAATTAAAAACAAGTCTTATGAGAAAGAGATTTAAGGGACGTCGTAGCTACGGACGTAAAAAAGGTGGCTATCGTAAAGTATCACGTACATATTATGTAAGTCGTGGAGGTATTAGATTATAAACAATTAAAAAACACAAAAAATGGCTAAAAACCTATTCAACTCGGTCAAAATGACCAAACCACAGAAGAATGTGTTTGATTTAACACATGATGTGAAATTATCAGCAAATATGGGTGAATTAACCCCGATTTTGACAATGGAGTGTGTACCAGGTGATAAATTTGATTTATCATGTGAAAGCATGATTAGATTTGCACCTATGATTGCACCAGTTATGCATAGAATGGATGTAACAATGCATTATTTCTTCGTACCAAATCGTATATTATGGGAAAATTGGGAAAAGTTTATTACAGATGCAAATTCTGGTATAGTTGCTCCATATATTCCATGGAGTTCAGACCAACAAACATATTATAATACTAATTTTCCAAATGCAAAAACTGGTAAATTTTTAGATTATCTTGGTGTACCTCCACCAACAACTGGAACATCACTACAAAATTTAAACGCCTTACCTATGGCGGCTTATCAATGTATATATAATGAATATTATAGAGATCAAAACTTACAAACACCAGTAGATTTTAAGTTAAATGATGGTAGTAACGAAGGAACTGGAGCAAAATTAGCTGCATTATGTACACTAAGAAATAGAGCATGGGAACATGACTATTTTACCGCAGCATTACCATTTGCTCAAAAAGGACCAGCAGTTGACATACCATTAGGTAGTGTAAGTGGAGAAGCAGTAGTTTATGCAAATAATGCATCAACTGGAACAACTTTAGACGGAGTACCTTATGATATATCTGTGGATAACAATTCAAGTAGCTTGCCAATTGGAGCAAACCAATTATTTGCATCAGCAGATAGTATGGAAGTACAACCAACAACAATTAACGAATTACGAAGAGCATTCAGATTACAAGAATGGTTAGAAAAAAATGCAAGAGGTGGTACACGTTATATAGAAAATATCCTTGCTCATTTTGGAGTAAAATCATCAGATGCAAGATTACAAAGACCAGAATATATTACAGGAGTAAAAAGTCCAGTGGTAGTTAGCGAAGTATTACAATCTGGACAATCAGATACAACACCACAAGGAAATATGGCAGGACATGGTATTTCAGTATCATCTGGAAGAACTGGTTCATACTATTGTGAAGAACATGGCTATATAATTGGTATTATGTCAGTAATGCCTAAAACTGCATATCAACAAGGTATCCCAAAAACTTTCTTAAAAAATGATTCATTAGATTATTTCTGGCCATCATTTGCACACATTGGTGAACAACCAGTTACCGTTAATGAATTATATGCATATACATCAAATGCACAAGATACATTTGGATATGTACCAAGATATGCAGAATACAAATATATGCCTTCAAGAGTAGCTGGTGATTTTAGAACAACATTAGACTATTGGCATTTAGGTAGAATATTTAGCTCAGAACCAGCATTAAATGCTGAATTTATTGAATGTACATCAGATGATAATTCAAGAATATTTGCAGTAGAAGACCCAGATGCACAAAAATTATATTGTCATGTATTAAATAAAATTAAGGCAGTTAGACCTATGCCTAAGTACGGTACTCCAACATTCTAATATGTCAACCAAATGTATTACGCCATTTCATGTAAAGGATAAGTTTACTGGAGAATATATACCAGTACCATGTTCAAAATGCCCCCCATGTAAAAAACGTCGTACAAGTGGTTGGAGTTTTAGGTTAGTAAAAGAGGGAGAGCGTTCGCTAAGTGCATTATTTGTAACATTAACATATAATACAGAAGTAGTACCAATAACAAAAAACGGCTTTATGAATTTAGATAAAGCAGACGTACAAAAATTTATGAAACGTCTTAGAAAGTTAAGTAATGAAAAACTAAAATATTATGTTTGTGGAGAATATGGCACAAAGCGAATGCGACCTCATTACCATTTAATTATATTCAATGCAGATAAAGAAAAAGTAGAACAAGCATGGACATTAGACCGGAGGCCTTTAGGACAGATTTACATTGGTGATGTAAATGAAGCAAGTATTGGATATACTTTAAAATATATGACAAAAAAAGGTAAAATTCCTATACATTATAATGATGATAGACAAAAAGAGTTCAGTCTAATGTCAAAAGGATTAGGAAGTAATTATCTAACAAAAAACATGATTAAATGGCATAAAAACAATATAGAAGAACGTATGTATTGTAATATAAAAGGCAATAAGAAAATAGCAATGCCAAGATATTATAAAGATAAAATATACACAGAATTTGAAAAAATACGTATTAGTAATCATATTAAAGAAAAGTCAGAAATTGAAGAAACAAAAATTATTAACGAATTAGGCGAAAATTATCAACAAATAATTGTTGAAAGACATATAAAATCATTTGATAAAATGTATAAAGAAGCCGAAAAAAACAGATACATATGATAAAGCATTCAATGAATGTAAATACTTTTACTAAAAAACATAAAATATTTACACAACCAAGTATGACAATACCAGACCAAACAATGAATATTAGAACAATATTAGAAAGACATTCAAGAGGTTTACCTATTGATGGTATGAAAGTACCAATTTGGGACGGAGAAGAAAACGATTTACCAGACTGGAGACGCTTAGACTTGGCAGAACGCCAAGAATTAGCTCATTTATATACAAATGAGATAAAAGATATAAAACAAAAATATAGTAAAGTTGATAAAATTGACGAAAACAAAGACAATGTAAGAGTCAGTGTAACTGAATCAAACAGTGGTGAGCCAAAGGATGATTTATAATCGTCCTTTGTGTCACCACAAACAAGGGACGAAGTCCCGCGTAGCAATGTTAAAACACGTTTTAACAAAAAATTAGCACTAATAACCTTGATATATTAGTGCTAATTGACACTAAAGCCCTATATTTACAATGTGAAGCAAAAAGGCAAAGCGTAGCGGAGCAAAAAAGCGACACATTAAAAAATGGCGAAAGTGACAAATTAAAAAACTAAAAAACTAAAAAAATGGTACCAGCAGTAGCAGCAGCAGCAATATCTGGCGGAACTCAATTAGGAAGTAATTTATTAAATAATTACTTTATAAATAGGTTAAACAAAAGACAACAAGCATT